GATTTTAAAAAGATATGTTGTATATATAACATAATATAAAAAGGCTATCAAGTAAAAACTTAATAGCCCCTGTTATGCGTCATTACCCAATACCAGGTAATTAATCGCTTATGAATGAATTAATTACGCCATGAAACTAGCGTTGACTCATTCAAACATCCTCAATGGGAACTCTAAACATCTTTGAATGAAATGTAGACATTACTTAGAGTCATCAGTAAAATTTCTATCAAAGGAGCAGCGACTATACACATTATATATCAGATAGATGACATAACTGTAAATATTTATGACATATTAATATATCATGAATGGAATAAAAAGTGACCTAAGAAAAAGAAAAAGAACCAAAAAGAAAAAGAATAATAAAAGTATATAAATATATTTATTAATAATATATATATTAAATACTTTATATACTTATAAACGTAGTTATATATTTATAATAATAATATATATATAATATACTTATATTAGGATATAGAGAAGAATTTTTCATAACTCCTGCTTGACATATAATTAGATATCATCTACTGTCAGTTGAAAGTAATAATTACACATGAGTGCAAAGAAAGACATAAAAGTTTCTGTCTTCCTTGATGAAGAGATGGCAACTTTTATTGACGAAACAAAAGCCTACGGCATGAACAGATCTGATTACATGCGTAGTATCGTCTGGGAAAAGATGAAACGTAAAAGACCTAAAGCCTCTCAACCTTCTGATGATCCTTTTACATATCCCACTATCAATGGACGTTTAATACCTGATGACCTTAAAGAATGTTCTCAGCTAATCCTTGAATGGTGGCCTATAAGACATAAAAAGAAAGCTACATGCTCTAGAAAGGTCGCAGAGAGGATTTTTGATAAATTACGAACATTCACACCTAAAGACAGAAAGATAGCCCTTGAAAGGGCAATAAGTGGTGGCTGGATGGATATATGGGAGGTGAAACAATCAAAGATTGCAGAAGAACCTAAAAACAATCATCCTCAACATAGGGTATTTACAGCAAAGGGAGGGTTTCAATAATGAACACAGAATTTTTATATAAAACAATTATTTGTGATTTATTAAATGAATGTAAAATACATAATCATAACTTGACAACAGAAGAAATTGAAAAAATAGCAGCTAAAAGAACTTTAGAAAAATTAGACAAATTGGAGGATTTGAATAATGGAACGCATATTTGACAAGGCTTCTCTCATCAGGCTTCTCAAGGCAGGTCTTAACAAGCCTAACCCTGATAACCCCAAGCGTATGATGTGGACTCTTAAAGAACTCGACAAACCTCCATCAGGTTGGACTGAAGTCGTAAACAACTGCGAAGGCAACCCTGCCTTCCCTCAAGGTTATCAAGGTGTTAAGTATCAGAACCTTGCAAGGCTTGATGC